CACATAATGCGTAAGACTGAGAATGAAATACGCAGACTACAGTATGAAGGCTTTTATAGAGATGTAGATTTGGGTGAACCTTCCAATACTATGGATGATATTGAGAAGAAGATAGCTGATAAGCTTGGGTTTAGAGCGTCAACGGATGATCGGTTTAAACTGTTAGAAATGCATGTTGAGATTAATCTTGAAGGTTTTGAGCACGAAGATCATGAAGGAAAGCAAACTGATATAGCGTTGCCGTACGTGGTTACTATCGAAAAAGGCACAAACACAATCCTATCAATTCGTAGAAATTGGGACCCTGACGATGAATCTTGTAAAAAACGCAATCATTTTGTTCACTATGGCTATGTTCCGGGTTTTGGCTTTTATTGCTTTGGGCTTATTCATCTTATTGGTGCCTTTGCCAAGTCTTCTACTTCAATCCTTCGTCAGCTGGTTGATGCGGGCACTCTCAGTAATCTTCCGGGGGGCTTTAAAACTAGAGGACTAAGAGTTAAGGGTGACGATACTCCGATTGCTCCGGGCGAATGGCGTGATGTAGATGTGCCATCTGGTGTAATGCGTGATAACTTCATGCCACTACCGTACAAAGAACCAAGCCAAACTCTGTTAACTTTACTTCAAGGAATAGTCGATGAAGGTCGCCGCTTTGCTGGGGCTGCTGATCTTGCTGTCTCTGATATGTCCTCTAATAGTCCTGTTGGTACAACACTCGCTGTACTCGAGAGAACGCTTAAAGTAATGAGCGCAGTACAGTCGCGTATACACTACTCGATGAAGCAAGAGTTTATCTTACTACGTAACATTATAAGAGACTATACCCCTGATGAATACGATTATGAACCTACAGAAGGTAGTAGACACGCTAAGAAAGCTGACTATGATTTGGTATACGTACTTCCTGTATCAGACCCTAATGCCTCCACAATGGCACAAAAAGTCGTCCAGTATCAGGCAGCTCTACAACTAGCACAAGGTGCACCACAACTTTATAACTTACCTGTTTTACATAGACAAATGCTGGAAGTGTTAGGTATTCCTAATTACCAAAAGTTAGTGCCTATGGAAGATGATATGAAACCTCGTGACCCAGTTACAGAGAATCAAAACATTCTTAAAGGTAAGCCTGTTAAAGCGTTCTTGTACCAAGATCATCAAGCTCATATTGCTGTACACATGTCTGCTATGCAAGACCCTAAAGTCCAAATGGTTATCCAACAATCTATGGGCCAAAACCCACAAGCTCTAATGGCACTGCAAGCAACTATGTCTGCACATATTAATGAACACCTTGGGTATGAGTACAGAAAGCAGATTGAACAAACTATGGGTATGGATATCCCTACTTACGGCGAAGATGATACTGATAACCAAGTAACTATACCTGATAGTATGGAAGTACAAATATCTCAAATGGCAGCTCAGGCTTCACAACAGCTGTTACAACAGAACCAACAACAAGCTCAGCAACAGCAGAATCAACAGAAACAACAAGACCCGTTGATACAAATGCAACAACAAGAGCTACAACTTAAAGCTCAAGACTTACAACGTAAAGTAGCTAAAGATCAGTCTGATGCTCAGTTGGAAGCGATGAAGATACAAGTTGATCGTGAACGTATTGGTGCTCANCAACAGTCTACAGGGGCTCAAATCTCCTCCAAGATGCAAGATACACAAGCGCAGTTACGAGCAAAACAAGATGAGTTAGCAGCGAAGTTAGGTGTAGATGTAGCCCTTAAAGAAGGTGAGCGTTCACACCAGAAACAACAGACTAACCAACAGCATGACCATGCTAAGTTCTTAGCTGAAAGGCAACATCAACAAGCTGAGAGACAAGCGCAAAGGAACAAAGGAACTAAATAATGGATAGAGAAGCGGAGATTCTCTTTAAACAAATTGATGACAGAATATCGTTATTAACACAAGCGTTAGCATCTGGTCGGGCTGAAGATTACGCAGCATATAAATACATATGTGGGCAAATCCAAGGTTTAGATCAGGCACGAAGCGCCATAGAAGTACTAACTAAGAAACTGGAGTTTGAAGACGAATGAGTAAAATCTTAATTGGGTCTAACCCAAACAACCCTCAAGTTGTGGGGTCTGTAGACTTCTCAGCTACTAATGAAGAAAAGGCGACTCAACTGCCTACACCAACAGGGTATCGTATACTATGCGCACTACCTGAAGTGGAGAAAGAATATGAAAGTGGCATTCTTAAAGCTGATGAGACGTTACGGCATGAAGGTCTTCTGGCTACTGTGTTGTTCGTTGTGGCTATGGGTCCTGATTGTTACAATGATAAAGAGCGTTTCCCTTCTGGCCCTTGGTGCCAAGTTGGGGATTTTGTCCTTGTAAGACCAAACGCAGGTACTCGTATGAAGATACACGGTACAGAAATGCGCATGATTAATGATGATAGTGTTGAGGGTGTTGTTCTTGATCCTCGCGGTATCTCCAGAGTTTAAAGGAAAATAAAATGGCTAGGTACGAAGCAGACGATTATGAGTTCCCTGATGAAGCTGGTGGGGATGTAGATGTTGATATAGATTCTGATGAGATTGAAATTGAGATTGAAGATGATACCCCTATAGAAGATAGGAACGCTAGACCACCATTACCTAAAGAAGTAGTAGACGAGTTAGAAACTGCTGACGAGTCTGATGACTATTCTGGTAAGGTGCAAACTAAGTTTAAACAGTATAAGAAAGCATGGCATGATGAGCGTAGGTTGAAAGAAGAAGCCTATCGTGAGCAAGAAGAAGCTCTATCTGTAGCTCAAAAAATACTGGATGAAAACCAACATCTTAAATCATTACTACAGTCAGGAGAAAAAGAGTTAATAAGCACTTATCAATCATCTGCTGAGTTAGAAGTAGAGAAGGCTAAACGTAATTATAAGGAAGCTTATGACTACGGAAATACTGATGCAATCATCGAAGCACAAGAAGAATTGATGAAAGCAACAAATAAGCTTGACAAAGCTCAAAACTTCAGGCCTACTGCACAAAACGCCGACACAGGTGCACAATTACTACAAAAACAGCAACGCGCTGTACAGCAAGACCCGAAGGCAGCGGAATGGGTAGCCGAAAATCCGTGGTATGTTGACCCAACTAAGAAAGTCATGAGTAGATTCGCTGTAGGCATACACGAAGACCTTGTAGACACTTACGGGGATAAGTTCGTTGGAAGCGATGAATACTACAAACGTATCGACCAAGAAGTACAACGCAGATTCCCAGAAGAATTTAGCGATCAAAACGATGAGCCTAAAGCCCAGCGTACATCAAAACTTAGTACGGTAGTAGCGTCTGCAAAGAGAAGCACAGCCCCTAAAAAGGTGTCACTCAGCAAGACTCAAGTTGCATTAGCCAAGAAATTTGGACTAACTAATGAACAATACGCCCGTGAACTAACCAAATTGGAGGCCTAAGATGGCTGATAACAGAATACAAAGAGATGTAACAACGCGTGATACTTCAGCCCGTCCTAAGCAGTGGGCACCAGCTGAACTTCTACCAGAACCGGATAAACAACCGGGCTATGCGTACAGATGGATTAGAACGTCAACATTAAATGCAGCTGACCCACGTAACCTTTCAGCAAAACTGAGAGAAGGTTGGGAACCTGTTAATGTGTCGGAACAACCGCAAATGCAACTGTTAATTGATCCTACTAGTCGTTTTAGAGACAACATAGAGATTGGTGGTTTATTGTTATGTAAGACCCCTATAGAGTTTATTGAACAGCGCAGTGAGCATTTCAATAGACAAACTCAGGCTCAAACAGAAGCGGTAGATAATAATTTAATGCGCCAAAGTGATCCTAGAATGCCGCTCTTTAATGAGCGAAAATCTACAACATCTTTTGGTAGACAATAGTTAATTTTAATTTTGGAGGTTTAATATGGCTTACCCTGTTGTAAGTGCCCCATACGGTCTGAAACCCGTAAGTTTGATTGGAGGTCAGGTTTTTGCTGGCTCTACTCGTGAATACCCTATCCAATACGGATATGCTGCTAACATCTTCTATGGTGACGCTGTTACTTTAGCTAGAGGTTCTGTTGTACGTGCAGTTGTTAATACTACTGGTGCAGTTGTTGGTGTATTCTTAGGTTGTTCTTATACTAACCCAACTACTAAACAAAAGTTGTTCTCACAGTACTGGCCTACTGGAACTCTTGCTGGCGATGCTGTTGCTATCGTTAGTGACGATCCTGATGCTGTATTTAAAGCTGTTGTTTGTTCAGGTACTACTGTTGTTGGCGCTACTAGCAAAGCTATGATTGGTCAGAATATGGCTATGATTGATACTGCTGCTGGTAACATCGCTGCTGGTAACTCTACTAATGCTGTATTGGCTGTTGTTGCTGCTGGTGCTCCTGCTACTACTGCTGCTCTTCCATTACGTGTATTAGACGTAGTTCGTGAAACAGCTGTAACAGTTAGTGTTCCTAGTACTTCAACTACTACTACTAACATTACTATACCTGCTAGTCCTGTAGCAATCCTTGCTGGCTCTGACGTTGCATTTATTGCAGCTAACGGTCAACTTGTAGAAACAGGTTCATTTGTAACAACTGCTGTTGCTGTTGGTGGTACTACTATCGCCTTAAACTTAGCATCACAAGTTACAATCCCTGCTGCCGCTGTTATCGTTATTACTCAATACACTGAAGTATTGGTAAAACTTAACTTTGGTATTTCAAGTTACTATACAGCTGCTGCTGCTTAAGGAGTTTAATAATGGCTATTTCACGCGCACAATTACTGAAAGAGTTGCTTCCGGGCCTTAACGCTCTTTTCGGTTTAGAATATGCTCGTTACGGTGAAGAACATAAAGAAATTTATGAAACTGAATCATCAGAACGTTCATTTGAAGAAGAAACAAAACTGTCTGGTTTTTCAGCAGCACCTGTCAAAAACGAAGGCTCAGCCATTAGTTATGACAATGCTCAAGAAGCTTGGACTGCTCGCTACAACCACGAAACTATTGCTTTAGGTTTTTCTTTAACTGAAGAAGCTATTGAAGATAACTTGTATGACTCTTTGTCTGCTCGTTATACTAAAGGTTTGGCTCGTGCTATGTCTTACACCAAACAAGTTAAAGCGGCTGCTGTTTTAAACAACGGTTTCTCTGCAGCTTATGTTGGTGGTGACGGCGTGGCGTTGTTCTCATCTGCCCATCCTTTAGTTAATGGCGCTACTAACAGCAACATTCCTTCTACTCCTGCTGATTTAAACGAAACTTCTTTAGAAGCGGCTGTTATCCAAATCGCTGCATGGACTGATGAGCGTGGCTTGTTGATTGCTGCTAAACCTAAAAAGTTGATCGTTCCACCTGCATTGCAATTCGTTGCAACTCGCTTGTTGGAAACTGAACAACGTGTAGGAACTGCTGACAACGATATCAATGCGTTGAGAAACAACGGTTCTATTCCAGAAGGCTACGCTATCAACCATTTCTTGACTGATAGCAATGGCTGGTTCTTAACTACTGATGTACCTAATGGTATGAAGCATTTTGTTCGTGCTCCTATCACTAATGACATGTCAGGGGACTTTGATACTGGGAACGTTCGTTACCGTTCTAGAGAGCGTTACAGCTTCGGCTGGAGTGATCCACTTTCTATGTACGGTTCTGTTGGCGC